AATTTTCCATTTATTCCACCTCCAACAAATCCGGATTTTCATAAATGTTGCCGATAACCTCACAATTAGTATGCCGTAACCACAATTCACAACCGTGTTGGTTAGATTCAAGACGATATGCTCCTCCTCGATGCCTTACAATTTCGTAATAAGTGAGGTCAGAATAGACATCCTTAGCCATTTTGACTATATCCCCCTCAAAGATTTCCTTTCCGTTCTTGTCTTTGAGGCCTGTTGATTGCATGAAGGTGACTTCATCAAAGTCTATCTCGATGAATGGAGCAAAAGAATCAATTACCCTATTATTCCAATCAATCACCCTAACTTCAACCATTTTCTTTTTCTTTTCAAGCCACGCTCTAAATTTCGGAATCATCTTGCACCTCCTCAAAACAACTATGAAATTTACTTAGGTTCACAATAGCGACCTCTTCAACGGAATATTGTTCAATATCAAAATTTGGGTCATATTTACTGAACTCTTTCTTAATGGCTTTTTCAGCCAATGAGGGTAAAGCGAATATACTTGCTCCGTTTTTTAAGGCAAGTGGTTGACCGTGTTTATTTACTATTCGATACCCTATATCAAACGGTCTGATTTCCCTTGGGATTTTTATGCATTTACTTTGATTCTTCATTCCTTCTTCAAGCGTTTGTATCATCACTCCACCTCCTTAATCTCAATCCCCTCACAATCAAACACCCAGCCAAAGCCGGCGTCTTCAAGTTCTTTTCGGGTGTGGTGTGTTTGATATAAAGTATTTTCTTCTTTGTTTGAAAATATCCAGTAGTTTTCGTTTCTGTGACGATTTAAAAAATTAAAATTAGTATCAATACCTTTCATCTTCACCAGATACCGCTTCTCTTTCACAACTGTGTAGCCATTGATCCAAGCAAGGGCAAGCGTTTCTTGGTTGCATTCATGATAAAACCATTTTAGGAGTTCTTCGTTTTCTTCATCTTTCATGGAATTAAATAAATCTTCAATATCCCAGTCACATTCTCTAGCGTCCTGAATATACGCGTTCACGATTTCAGGGACTACCGGTTTCTGCGGTTCGTCTAGTTTATCCAAATCTTTTAACACTTGTTTTATTTCAACTTTCCCAAACGGGTATTTTTTTAACAAATCAGCGTAATAGTTTTCCAATTCTTCTTTAGTCATTTTCTTCCCCTTTCTTATCAGTTACTTGAATGCTAACCCCATTCTTTGTAATTCTCGTAGGTTCTCTTTTTTCTCTTTCAGCTTCTTTTCCGCTTCCTGTTTATTCATCAAAATTTTTAGAATTTCCTGATTCAGTCTGTTCCGTTCCCTCATTTTGGACCGTTCCGCTTTCTCTAGCTTCTTTAGCTGTGATTCCGTTTGTTCGATTTCTTGTAAAAGCTGTTCCCTGTATTTCATCCGTATTCACTCTTTTTATAAATCTTCTTCCTTGACGAAGGAACCATTAACCCAGCGCCCTTTCCGGTCCTTAATTTCGTTATAAGCACCTTCAAAACATTCTGTAAAGTCATAGCCTAATTCTCTACAAATAAGATCAAGGTAACAAATAATATTTTGAAGGTTGATATTAAGAGAAGTTTCAATACCTAAATCTTGCGCAACTTTAGCTTGAAAGGCGCTATCTGTGATCATCCAAATCCAAGCGGTCACCCCACCAAAATCAGGAATATAATCTTCCTTTTTAGTGAAAAACACTTGTTCCGGATTCACTCCGGCCATCATTGCATAACCTACGACAACCACGGCTACATCACCGATTGAATCCTTAATAACATCTTCCTTGTTTTTGAGATACCCTGAAACCAGTTCGCCGGTTTCTTCAATCAGCTTTAAACCTTGCTTGTCTATATCCCCTTGAGCAATACCGCGGGCAATAAACCAATTCTTAGTGTTAAAAAGTAAACCACTTACTTTTTTATTCAGTTCCATCTTCTAATAACTCCTTCAATTCTTTAATTTTTGATTTCAACCAACTGCGCCGGTGTACTATTGCCCCTTTCGTAAATTGCGGGCGCAACCGTTCAAAGTGTCCTTTATCTGCTAGCTGTTCCTCATAATTGGAAATAGCTTTTTTAATCTGTTCTTTATCTATTTCCACTTTCTAAAACCTCAATTAACCAACCTAAATATACTTGGGCTTTTTTTAAATCTTCCAGGCCATTCTTTTTTGAATGTCGTAAAACATACTTAATGACATTTCCAAAAAAGAACCCTTCAGCATATTCCGGACATGGTGCAAAATTTTTGATCACGTCAATTACTTCCATCCCATTTTTACCCTTGTAATGGTCCGGCTCATTAACCAAATCTTTCTCCACAAGTCCCGATAAAACTTGTTCAAAACTCTTTTCTTTTTCCATATTTATCCTTTCAAAAAGTTTGTGAAATTTTCCTTGTTACCGTGTTACCGTAATTTCAAAACTTTTAAAGTTTTTTCTATTTTATTTTTTACAAACGTTGATATAATAGGCTTTCTTATTTTTTATAAATATTTTTATACTTTTTTTATAAAATACGGTAACACGGTAACATTTATATAAAAAGTATTAATAAAGTCAGTAATATCAAGGGTTTTCAGTGTTACCGTAATGTTACCGATCTCCCAAAATGTTACCGATCTCCCCCCAAAATGTTACCGTGTGTTACCGTAAGTTACCGTAAATTTTTCTTCACAAAGTCATTAAAATTTATTCAATTTTTACAAAACCTTTTATAACTTTTCCGTTTGCTCTATAAGCTTTTTTCTCCCAATACGGGAGGTGATCAATAATCAAATTAATCTTTGCGGAAAGTTTCCGATCATTTGAATTTTTCATAAATAAGTTGTACATAATTTCACGGGTTGAAACTCGTTTGAGTTCTTCCGTCCCAAATTCGATTTCTGAAGAATTATCAAACCAAGACGCGGTGTATTGGTGCTGTCTTTGTGCCGTCATACGCTCCCAATTTGTAGGGATTGGCATTTCTAAATAATCAAGTACCTGTACTTCAACTTCATCAAGATAAATAAATTTATTTCGATATTCTTCTAATTCTTCTTCCGTCTTTGCGTCAAATTTCAACTCGAAGCCGTTTTTATAAGTTAGTACAGCTTCACCCCAAATCTGATCTATTACCGATTGTTCGATTTCCATAGGGTGTTTCTGTTGCCGGGAACCATCAACCAGCACGGGAAGGAAACGGCGTTCACCGGTTTTGTCTTTCAAGTATTCCCGCTGGTTTGTGGTCCGGGCTAGAATGAAGTTTTTTGCAAATTCTTCCGTCTTGGACATATAAGGGCGCCGGTAACGCAAGCTAGTTTTAGAAATAAAAGCTTTAGTTTCCGCAAATGACATCCGGTTACTAGCCACCATTTCATCATCATTGACGATTAGGCTTTTTAACATAATGTCAAAATTGTCCTTATTATTGAAATCTGTCACCGCGTCGGTGTACCATTGCCCCCCGATTTTTTGAAGTAAGGAAGTCTTACCGACACCCTGACCACCTACAAGGTCCAAAACGTAGTCAAACTTAGAATAAGGTTCATAGACTTTTGCCACGGCTCCGACTAACCACATTTCCGCGATTTTTGAAATCAGGGGGGTATCTTCAGCACCTAAATAGTGTTGAAACATCTTCCCGATTCGCTTCCTACCGTCCCACTTCATAGCCACGCGCTCCATGTATTCTTTTACTGGATTGTAGGACCGTTCAGAGAAGAAGGTTTCTAGCCCGGCTTTCATAGCGTTCGGCGAATAAACAACCCCTAAATTATTCTCAAAGTAAACTGTAAGGACACTTACAAAACTAGCGGGTAATTCCCCAGCTTGAAACGTGGTATTTCCAAGTCTGATTTCATGCGTTAGTTCATATTCTTGGGAAAAATCGTTCCTTCTTAAATACTGCCCTAATTGTTCATCTGCTTTTAAAGACATCACCACATTGGCTGGGCTAGTACTTTTTATGTTACCTTCAGCCGTCAAAATTAATTTAGGGTTTTTGTCAATACTTACGACATTACCAATTATTCTCACCCCCTTCTATCTTTCTTGATCATACTTTCCACCGTCCGCCTTACCTCTATTTCAGGCAAGGGGTTGACGCTGTTTCCGTTTGCGATTTCTGCAAGCCTTAAAACGTGTTCATCATCCACGGCCCGGAATAACAAACCGCCTACAAACTTAGCTAGTTTGTCATTCCGTCCGCCTTCATCCCCAAAACCAACCGCAATAGTTTCTAATAATTCCGTGGTCTGGTTCCGGTCACGGGTCAAACTTCTTTCTTTCAGGTTTTTAAGACCTTCTGAAGTGTACCCGTGTGTTTTCTGATAGGTTCTCTTGATTGCTTGGATCAACTCTTTTGAAGGTGTAACCATTGTTCCGCCTTCACTTGATTTTTCCAAATCCCATTCATATTGACCTTTTTCAGTTGCGGAAGGTGCTACAAGTACATAATTGTTTTCGTGGGCTTTTATATCAACCCCAGGGAGAAAGCCAATCATTTGAGTGATTGGGGTATCTTCCCTTTTGAAGTAGAATAAATGCTTTCCACCGCTAGCGGTTTTAGCTTGTAAAGTCGGTTCAATCAAGTTTAAATACTTCCAGCGTTTGAGTGATTCAAACCCGTTTCCTTTTCCGTGCTTATCAATATCAATCACAAAGAAATTAGTAGTTTTTAAAGCTATGTTAGCGTTCGGGTGCTGGTCCCAAAAGTCCGCTATTTCTTTCGCTGTCATTTTGGGCTTGTCTGCAAATTCTATCATAGGCCTTTTATTTTTAGGGTTGATAGGAATGACAGCGAAGCCTAATTTTTGATATTGTAAAGCGTAGTCTTTCATGCTAGCCATTCCTATTTACTCCTAAAAATTAGAATGGTAGATCATCATCATTGATTTCAATAGCGCTTGTATTTGGTAAGCCTTCTGCTTCATCGAGATCATAGTTGCGGTATGTTTTACCCTTACTTTCTGTTTCAATGATTTCCAATGTATAGTAGGTTCCTACCGCTTTACGGTTAAGAGCTTCTTCAAGAGCCTTACCATCATCAAAATCAGCTCTTAGGGGCGCGTCATCCGCAAAGGCCAAGGCTTTTTGGAAAAACTTGATTGTGCGTTGTACTGACCAGCCAATATCTTTCCCGTTCCAAGTGTCCAAGGTACCAAATGAAACATATTCAGTCCGGCCATCATAATCACCACCACGGATTTCAAAACGATATTGAAGGCTTTCCCATCCGCTTTCTGCCACATTAAACTGTACAGATTTTAAAATAGCTTGGTACTCACCGGCTGGAATTGGCGCCGGGCCGTTTGCGCTGTCTTTGCGTGGGTCAAAACCTTCTTTTTTAATTGATTGTGCAATGTCTAGTAAACTCATTGTTTAATTCTCCTTTTGTGTTTAAATTATTTATTTAAAATTGTTGTATTAAAAAATTAGAAAAGATCATCTTCAGAAATGTTTTCTTGTTTCTGTGGTTTAGTCGCCTTTGGTTTTTCTTCCTTGGCTTCTTCCTTCTTAGCTGGTGCCGGCTTGCTTGGTGCTTTTGCTGGTTCCAAGGCCCCGCGGATTGTTGACAAGATTTTCAAAATTGCCTTATCATCAACCTGATCCATGTAGTATTTTTTGCGCTTGCGTTCTACTTCCCTGTTATAGTTGTTACCAATTTTTTCAGTATGGATCATCAAATCAGAATTACCATTAATTAGATTTACATACTTGTCCTTTAAGCTTGGTTTATCCTTGGTAGCGTTGCCATTATCATCATATTCGGAAACTTGCCGGCTGATATAAATGACATTCATAGGTAGGGCCTTTAGGTCAATTACCATTTCAGTGATCGCCTGATTAAAGAAGTCATAGCCTTTCCCGTAAGGAATTTCTGACAAGGATTTCAAGCGGGGCTTACCGGGCGGTGTCAATTCGTCGCAAACGGCAATTTTGATCATTTCTATCACATCATCAATAACATCCACTACCACGGTTTGGTAAGTGTGTTTTTGAGTTTGCAAGGCCAAAAGGATTTCACCAATTTGAGAAATGACGCTTTTAGTAATTCGCCCTTGTTCATCTTTTTCATTCACAAGCTGGATTGAAGGGACGGTATTCGCTTCAGCGTTACCATCTGTATTTAGGACGATAGGCGCCGGGAACTCATTCGCCAAATAGCTTTTCCCGGACATGGTTTCACCATAGAAAAAGAAATTCCGGGGCGTGTCCTTTGGGATCTGTGGTTTGTTTTCAGGTAATTTAAAGGCCATTTTATTCACCTTCCCCAAAAATCGCTTCAGCTAAACGGCGTTTTAGAAATTCACCAAAGTCACCAAGGCCATCTGAATCATCTTTTTCAATTTCACGGATTTCATCCCCGTTAGGGTAAGTAAGTTCAAAAGTTGCGTTGACTTCAATGATTTCAGCGCCTAGCGTTTTAGCAAGCAATTTCATTTGTTTCTTTTGTGCTTCATAAGCTTCCGAAATCATTGTTAAAGCTTTATGAATTTCATCCGTATATTCTGCATGGTATGCAAGTGTGCCTTTACTTTGGTATTTAGCCAAAAATTCGCCTTCTTCTTTGTCACGGAATACATAATATTTAGTAGTTACTTTAGTCATTGTTTAAATCCTCATTATCTTTCTTTTGTTCTTTTGTTGCGCGTTCCCCTAATAGGAAACCTACCATAAAAATTAGTGTACTGAATACAATCGTCTCAATATTCATTTCATCCATCCTTAAAATAAAACTCTATGACATTTACGTCATTTTGTTGCCGGCTTCCTGTTATCCGCCAAAGTAATTGCCTGTAATCATCATATTCCCCGGATTCTTCACTTACCGGGTCTAAAACTACAATAGTTTTATACTTATGTTGTAAGCCGTCCACTCCTACGCCTAAAACTTGACTAGTAGCAACTACTACTTTTCTTTCTAGGCCTTCCTGTCGGTCCCCGGTCCATATTCCTATTTCCGGGTGTCGGTCATGGATCACATTGACAACCTGTTTAGACTTGCTTACTATAAGCATATCTTCAGGCGTCCGATCTATCAGACCGTCAAGCGTTTTTAACAGTGGTGTATCTTGGTTTATTGGTTTCAACTTTGGAAAATCAACCTCTACCCCGGTTTGGTTTAAATACCGTTCAAAGGTAGCCCGGCCAAAGGATTGCTTAGCGATTGCGGTTTTTCCATCAACCGTAACTAGATTCAGCTTTCTGAATTTCTTCAATAGTTCCGGGTTTCCAACTTCCAAGGTGTTTTTATAAAACTTGGTTTTATAGCCATTGTTTTCCGTAGCTTGTTCAATTTCTTCTATTTCTTCCCAGCGGAAGAAGTTAGGGAGATTATTGACATAGCTGTCATAGTTTCTGAAATCTTTCCATTTTTCTTTAGAATAAGAAAACGGATCGTAAACCATTTGGCCGTGTGTTTTCTGCCATTCAAATTTCTGATTAGGTGTAGCATAACCGAAAATTGTTTTTTCCAAATGGTAGAAATTTTGCCCTTTTTTTCTAATTGGCGTAGCAGATAAACCGATAGTGTATTTACGCTTTATTTTGCGATATAAGGCGCTCAATTTGTCGCTTGACATATTCTGCCATTCATCTATTATTAGGACGTCACAAGCGATTTTAAGGCCTTTTTTAACCTTATTTTGTAAAGTCCTATCCGTCATAATTTCAAAATCACAATTATCCGAATAGTTAAACCTTTTAACTGTTTCTTTCCAACCTTCAAGGATGGATAAGCGGTTATTTAAGATTAAGACTTTTTTAGCTTTCTTGTGCTTACAGATTTCAAGGGCGCAAATTGTTTTACCCCTACCCCCAAGCGCTTCTAAAAAGATCCCGTTGGTTATCCTATCACTACGCTTTACGGCTTCTTTTTGCCATTTTTTTAGTTTAATTGCTATTCTCTAATACCACCTTTCCAATGTCAAAAATAACTTCTTCAATGTCATTTCTTACGGCCCAGAATAACCCTAAACGGGCGGACGCTCTAGCGTCTTGATGGTGACTTTTATTAAACTTCCACAAACCAAGGGCCTTTAACAATTCATTTGGTATATCTGATTGATACCCGGCATTTCGTTGTAAAATTGCTTTCTGGAAGAATAATTGGAAGTAAGCAATAGTTTCTAAAACTGAATTATCCTTGGAAGCGTCATTGTCACGCGCTTCGAATTTTTCAATTATTACTACGTCAGGCTGTAATTTGTAGCCTATTTCATCAAACCATTGCTTAATAGCCGGTAAACCTTTTGGAACTATCCAATGGTTAATTAGTCTGGCATTATTAAGGTAAACAATCCCAGAAGTGCTATCTTCAGCCTTATTTGAAGATGGATCAATACTTAAAATTTTCATTTACTTGATCCGTAAGCTACGGTTTTCCTGAAGCGTAGCGCCTTTAATTTTTTTACCTTCATTCAAAACTTCATAAAGTGCCTTTTTATTCGGGCTTTCAGTTATCTTTTTCACCCAATATTTTTTAGGTAGTTCTGCTTCATCCACAATGACACTAGCTTTTGAGTTTTGGACTGAAATAGTGAATAGTTCACCTTTGATTTTTGTTTTCCCGGTGATTTCCATTGAAGCCTGAAGGTCACGCTTTAAGCGTTCAATTTTCTTGTCAGTGCTTTCTTTTTTCTTTTTGAAGCGTTCTTCTTCCTCCTTGTAAACCTTTTTATCAGCTTCAAGGTTGCGGATCAATTTAGCGTAATTTTCAGCCTTAGCCTCAATTTCTTCATCAAGTCCCAGGCTTTCAATCGTATCTAGTTTGGTTTCATCATCGATTTCTAAATTGTAAATGTCCAAATATTGGCCTGTTAATTCATATAAAGTAGCCATTTTTTTATTCCTTTCCTTTTAGAGAACTTCAGCCATTCCCCAATCATTATCAGAAACAGAAGCTTTTCTTAATAGCGCCATTTGGGCGTTATATTCTTCAATAACTTTCTGATCGTGTGCCTTGATTTCATCTTCCCAAAGGGCTTGTAATTCAGCTACCTTGTTAGCTTGTTTCTTTCTGCGTTCTGCTTTTCGGTAATCAATCACGGCGGAAATAAAACCGGCTGTGAAAGAAATTCCTGAAACTAGTAGCACTCCGGCCACTTGACTGGTTAAACTTGGTTCTAACATTTTTCAATTTCCTTTTCTTGTTCTAAAATCTCATATACGTCCTTCAGGTCGTACATTTTTTCCCGCCCCTGCTTTCTGAATTTTAGCCCCCGGCGTCTTAATTTCTTAATATATCCGTGGTCAAAGCCAAATCTCTTGCAAAGGTCTTTTTGGTTAATTGGTAGCCGTTCTTCTTCCAATTCTCTTTTTACTTCTTCTTTAGCAAATTGAAGAAGTTCCTTAATAGCCATCTTTGCTATTTCATCATTTAACAAAGGCGGTAAACTTATATTTTCCATTTTCACCCCCTCAACTATGCGGGCAAGCTTAGTTGTGTTATAATGTAAGTAGTTAAAATTTCTGAAGCGTTCAATTTTCTATTGGGCGCTTTTTTTGTGTTAGTCGATATTGTAATCAGCTATCACTTGCAAAATAAACTTATTAGCTTTCGGGCCTCGGGTTGAACCGCTTAAAATGTTTGTCACTTCCTGGCGGTCCCGCCCATAAACTGAAGCCAAATCGCTTTTTTTGATATTATTCGCTTCCAGGAATGAAACTACTTTTTTCCGTCCTACGTCAATATCTGGCATATATCCTTTTCCTTTCTTCATTTATTTTGTAAGAAGAAAGCAACTAAAATTTCAACTATTTTTTTATGTTATCTCTTGACTTATTTTATACGTTTGTGTAAAATGAAGGCATAATAAAAACATTGATATTAACAATAAAACCGGTTCACCAAAACTTAATTTATTGTTTATCTTTTTAGTTGTTTTTTTAGTTGTTTCTCACTTACAAAAACTATTTTATACTTTCGTGTAAAATTTGTCAAGCATTTTTACACGAAAATATAAATATTTTTTGTCAATCCTTCAGAAAGGTTGATAAATCAATGTTCGAGACATTCGAAAAAATAAAAATGTTAGCTAAAAATCAAGGAATTAGCTTACAAAAGATTGCCGAGGATCTAGGTTTTAGTACAAACTATCTTTATAGTTTGAAAAATAAAAAAGCTCCTTCAGCAGAACACATAGCAAAAATAGCCGATTATTTCGGTGTTTCAACTGATTACTTATTAGGGCGTTCGGAAAACCCTAATCACGCTTCTAGTGATCAAGTAGATAAAACCACGCGCATAAACGTAGAAGAAATTTCTAATAGCGTCATGCTGTTCAGTGGTCGGGAATTAACTGAAGAAAAGAAAAAAATCATTCAATCCATAATAGAAGCCTATTTAAAGGAAACGAATGATTAGAGGTATTAAGCCTTGACTGAAAAAGAAATTTTAAAGGATCACGATATTACTATACATACTTTTGACGGTGATTTATTACCGGATGAAGTCGGTTTCTATGATCCTAAAACCCGGACCGCTTTCATTTCTGACAAGCTAAACAAGCGGGAAAGAATGAAAGTGTTACTTCACGAATTGGGCCACCTTGACCATACCACGGCGGAATATACTAATGCTAGGGTACGCTGTGAGAATGAAGCGAATAGAAACATGATCCATCATTTATTAAAAGACGCCCTTTCTCAATTAGAAAATAAGGCGGATTTTAACTATATAAAATTTATGGAATATTACCACTTGACCACGGTTACAGATGAAATCATGGTAAAAGAAGAATACCAGGCCTTGGTTTAGATAAGGAGTTAAAAGTGAAAATTGGAATTAGAACGCCCAGCATTAAGAAAAGTTTTAAAGCTAGGACAACCGGAAGAATAAATAGAACTTTAAAAAAATCAGTAAACCCCTTATATGGAAAGAAAGGAATAGGCTATATTAAAAACCCTGAAAAAGCCATTTATAATAAAGTTTACCATAAAGTAACGGTTGACCCTTTAAAACCATTGAAGAATGGAAGCCGTAATAATACCAAGCGAACGGCACCGGAACCTGAATTTGTAGGGTACAGCTTTTATAAAATTGAAACCAAGGAATACATTTGTAATAAGTTAATTTACATTCTTTTAGCTGTATTCTTAGGAATTTTTGGGGCGCAATACTTCTATTCAGGCCAAAAGAAAAAAGGCCTTCTGTCCCTGTTCTTCTTTTGGACCGTAGTGCCTTTCTTTGTTGGTCTATATTGTGCTTTAGTAGCTCTATTTTTGAAAGCTGACTCAAACGGGAATATAAAGATAGTTGATAAAGAAAAAATAAAAACGGATCAACTTGCCGGGGCTAGTGAAGCAATGAAACAAATAGAGAAGTATTCTATTCCATTAATGACTACTTCAAACCTTGAAACTTATTCAGATTCATTAAAAAATACTTTAGATAACCTTTCTAAATTAGCGCCATTGTGTGAAGCTTTTCCGGAAAATAAGGAAGTTAGGGCCTTTGCTAAATCTGTTGAAGAAATGTATAAAGGCTTAGAAGGTGAAGAAAGTAACTTCATTAAACGTTATTATTCCGAACAATTAGAAATTTCTAAAAGGTCCGACAACCCGGAATATTTGGAAATTAGTAAACAAAAATTAATTAATTCAGGAATCTTTTCAGATTCAGGAATAGAATTAATTGAACTTTTGTACAAATAAAAAACCTCCCAAGCTTCTACAAGCTAGGAAGGACATGAAAAAAATTACACTTGTATTTTAACATTTTCTTTTCACTTTCTCAACTATGCGGGCAAGCTATCAGAAGAAAGGAAAGACATGATTAAAAAATACACTATGAAAAACGGGGAAACTCGTTACTTGTTCCAAACCTATTTAGGAGTGGACCCCTTGACCGGAAAAGAAAGAAGGACCACGCGCCGGGGTTTTAAGACTATCAAGGAAGCCAAACAAGCAGAAAGAAACTTACTTCTTAATGTGGAAGAATACGGCTTACCTTCTCAAAAGCCAAACGATCCAACTTTTGAAAGCATAGCTTCCCTATGGTTTGAGAGTTATCAAACAACTGTCAAGCCTACAACCGCTAAAAACCTAAAAATTAAATTGGATACCCTTATAAAAAATCACATTCACGATTTAAAAATTAATAAAATGTCTGTAGTTTTCTGCCAAAAAATTACTATTGAATTAAGTAAACGCTACGTTTTATACCATAATTACTTATCCATTATTAACCGTGTGTTAAAATATGCTGTGTCAATGGATATCATAAAAACGAATCCGCTTGATAAGGTAATAAGGCCAAAAAGCAAGCAAACAAAAAGCAAGGATAATCATTACACAAAAGAAGAATTAACCGAATTTTTAACGCTTGCTAAAAACTTTTCGGACGCGTTCCATGTATTTTACCATACTATCGCTTTTACCGGATTAAGGAAGGGTGAAGCTTTGGGCTTGAAATGGAAAGAAATAGATCTGGATAATCAGACAATAGCGGTAAATCATACGGCTGTACTATTGGACAGTAAGCAAGTTTTACAATCACCAAAAACCAAAACAAGCAAGCGTATTATACAGATTGACAGCAATACCGCAAAGGTTTTGAAAGCGTGGAAGCTTAGACAAAAGAAAGACTATCTAAAAGCCGGGAAGGCCTATTCACATGATGAAAATTTTGTTTTTACCAATCACGCCCAGGAGTGGACGCGTTTAAAATCTATAAATAACACCTTGAAATACTTTTATAACCACCACCCAGAATTAAAACCAATAACGGTTCACGGTTTCCGACATACTCACGCCTCATTATTATTTGAAGCCGGTATAGAAGCCAAAGCAATTTCTGACCGTTTAGGACATACCAATATTCAAACTACGTTAGATCTATACACTCATTTAAACGATACCCAGCGGATTAATACCGTCAATCAATTAATGGAATTTATGCAACTTTGAAAAGCCGTATTCATTCCCGTATTCAAAGGTTGAAAGGGTGCTAGAAAGTCAGTTATATCAAGGAAACAGCGGGAAGGAGACTTTTATATCAGAAAAGTCCTCTTCCCGCTCTTCTTTTGGAC